TGTATAGACTTTTGATCATTAGGTACGCCTAATACTTCAGATATCATGTTAGCAGCCATACCGCCCATCGGTCCACCTAAAGCTGTACCTAGAGTGGGTGCTACCGCCCCTACTATGTTTTTTAATAATGCCTTCATATAATTCCTGTTGTTACTACCGCTATAAATAATGCGCCTATAAAACTAAATACGCCAAACGTAGCCATTTTTATAGTATTGTTAATAGAAGCTATTTCTTGTTTAATATCAGCAAACTCGTTAAAAGCAGTTTTCCAACGTTCTGCGTTTTCTTTTTTAGAAACTGCAAGATCTGCAGCCACGTCTTGAACACTTAAATCTTTTTTCATATTCAAAAAAAGACTCCATTAAAGATTCATCATCTGATTCATTAAATTGTTTATTAAAAATATTTTGAAAATGATTAAGTAAACCTTCATCATTAGTACTATTGTTAATTATAGAAATTAATTCCATAGCATTATCTCTATTTGTTTCTTCCATTAATGTAGACTCTAATACTCCTATAGTAACTTCTCTTTTTATGTCTGGTCCAATATTTAATGTTATAAGTTTATTCACATCAAAACCAATAGCACTACCAGATGTATTTATAGTATTATTTTGATTATCTGTGTTTAATGTATCTTCAAAGTAATTTTGTAAAGCATCGATAACAAAATTAATATCCGGTAAAGGTCTACCGGTTGTGTCAGTGTCATTATAATCTTTTTTAGCTAAAGCTGCATCAGCTAAAATTGTATTTAAAAAATTTAATTTATCTTGAGCTGTTGTTAATGTTTTATAATACTCATATACTGTTCCTGTTTCTATTTTATTACTATTTTCACGCTTAAAATTAAATTCTATACCCGGATTTTTGTTTAAAAAAGATTTATTTCTTGAGTCTTTATTTATGGCTTCCATAAGAATTTCTCTTTGTCTAGAAACTATAGCTACACCATCTGGAACTATACCAAAATTTAATCTTGTATTTTCTTCAGACTTTGTTATATTTTCTTCTTTTTTATTAGCTTCTTTATTAAGATTAGTTACTTGTTCAACATCTTTACTTGAAGCAATACCAGCTATTCTTTCAGCAGTTTCTCTTGCATCTTTTAATTTATCTTGCTCTATTAAACCAAATCTAGGATTACCATCTCTATCTCTGCCAAATATTTTTAACCAAGCAGCACGAACTAAATTTTTTTTAGTAGGGTCATTTTTAGCTTCTTTTATTGCTGCTTTATATGCTAATTTAGCTTTCTCAGAATATTGAACAAAAGTAGGTGATGTGATAGCTTCATCAGAAATAGATTCAAAATAATCTACTGCCTCACTTTTTAACCTTTCAATTTCATCAGATAAAGCTCTAGCTCCATCTGAAGTTTTTTTCATTTTAACTAATTGATTATAGGGATTAAAACCATATTGTGCTATTAATTCTGAATCATTATTAAATGTATTAATAGCTTGTGTTAAGATTGCTTTATCTCTAGTGTTAGGATTTTTATATAACTGATATAAATTTCTTTGTTCACTAACTAATTTATTGTCATAATATTCTTTTTTATCTGAAAAAATATCTGTATATTTATCAGTTATATCATTTATAGCATCTTCTTTTTCTTGTATTAAATTATTATTAGCTTGACTTAAAAAATTATTTACTAAACTAAAACCTATAGCTTTTTTAAATCTATCTTTGTAATCCTCTCTTCTTCTAGATAATATAGACCCTGCTACTTGTCCAAAGTTTGAACTTGTTAAATACTCAGACATTATTTTCTCCTTTATCTAATAAACTTTTTATTTCTGAACCTTTTTGTTTTACTCTATCCAGTATACTTTTTGGAATAACATTTTTGTTTATGGTGTTATCTAATTTATTTACAGTTTTATTTTTAATTGAAGAAATTGCAGTATTAAATTCATTAATTTTATTATCTATGTTTTCTTGTTCATCTTCATTATCAAATTCATCTAAATCATTTCCTTCAATATTATATTTTATATTTGCCTCTTCACCTAAAGACATAATCATATATGTTGTTGCTTCAGCTAATAATAATAAATTATCAATAGAAATATCACCTTGTAAAAATTTAGAATACAAAACTCCCATAGATAAATCGATAGCTGCTGCTCCTTCTGCTAAAGCTTTTACAATATTTTTAGCTGTGTCTGGTTGTAAAATAGTTGTAGCAATATCATTTAAAGCTTCTCTAGGATTAGAATGAGTAGGAGGATTTTCCCAAGGATATTTAGACTCAGGACTATTTACTAAACTTTGTCCCGGAATTGCTCTACCTTTACTTGATAAAGAAGCAATTTCATCAAGACCCTCTTGACTAAATATAGATTCGCCTCTAATTTTTGGTTTATCAAAATTACTACCAAATATTTCTTCTTCAGGAACATTGTTTTCTAACGCTTGTAAAATAGCTTGAGTAGAAGCATCCGTTACAGATTTAGAAATTATAGGTTGAAGCTCTTTTGTTATTTCTTTTTGTTCTTCAGTCATATTATCCTACCTGTATAGTTTCTTGAGTAAATAAAGGAGAAGAAACATATCCTATATCTTCTCTACCAAAAGTTAAATTACTATAAACATCATTTGTATCAATACCTAAATTTTGATAAGCAAACTCTATAGGTTGTAACATAGTTTCTGGTTCTCTAGTTCCTGAAGCAGCAATTCCTGTAGGGTCATCTCCAAATAATTCAGTTTGAGCATAAGCAGATATTAAATCTTTTCCTGTTTGAGAAGCAGCTCCAGCAAGAAAACTTTTACTTTTTTGAAATACATTAGAAGAACTTAATCTTCCTAAAATAGGATTAGTTGGATTTTTAACTGCTACTGTTGTACCTGATGAAGTTTTCATAGGTAGAACATTTGGGTCAGAAAACATTCCTTGTCCTCCAAATGGACCTTTTCCAGAAAAAACATTTGCTCCTAAATTATAAGCCGGTCTAAAAATAGTTCCTAATTTTGTCCCAGAAAAACCTCTTGCTGCATTAGCCCAATTAGCAAAAAAACTTTTTGACCCTGTTGCAACAAATCTACTAGCTAAACCACCTATACCAGTAAATAACATACCAGCTCCTACTAAAGCTCTTAGTGCTTTACTAGATGTAATTTTTTTAGCAACTTTTTTTACAGCTTTTACTCCTTTCTTTACAACTTTTTTTATTGCTTTACCTACTTTTTTAAAAGCTTTTTTAATTGATTTAAATAATCCCATAGTTATATCCTTTTATTATGTTCCAAATATTGACTTTATCATAGCTGTTACAGAGCTTATACTACTACCATACTTATCTGGTGAAGAAGCAAGAGCAGTATTTACTATCTGTGCTATTCTATTTTTTTCATTTTCACTTGACCTAAAATCATAATCAGCTTGGTCTCTTAGTTCTTGCCATAAAAATGACATTGCAGCTCCTGACATATTAAATGCATTTTGTGCATTTTGCATGTTAATTTGATTTTGCATTGCAGTATTAGCTGTATTAAGTTGTCTACGCCATTGAGTATTAGACTGTTCTACTATTGCTTGATTTTGTGCATTCCATTGATTTCTTGCAAAATCTTGATTTGAATTAAACTGGTCTATTTGTGTTGCTAATTGTGTGTTAAACTTTTCAACATCAGCAGCTCTTTGAGCATCTCTAGCTGCAGCAGCATTTGCTTGAGTTGCATTAAACTGTTCCATTGCATTCATTTGTGAATTATTATATTGGTCAACTTGTGCATTTAAACTAGCCATAAATTGATTAGTTTGATTTTCACTAGCAGCATTAAACTGAGCAGCAGCATTTGTAGCAGCTTGATTAGATAATAATCTTTGTTGTGTTTGTTGTGCTCTTAATACATTTGATTGTTGTTCAGCATTTAAGTTTGCCATATCCATAGCTAAAAAGTTTTTAGCATTTTGTATTTGTGCTTGTTGATTTAAACTTGCTTCAGCTAAATTAGCTTGAGACATTAAAGCTGCATTTTGTATTATACTTTGTTGGTCTGCAGCAGCTTCAGTTAAACTTACTGTTTGTAAAAATTTACTATTAGCCAATGTTCTTTGTTGGTCTGCATTAAATTGAGCCATATCTAATTTAAAAACACTTTGAGCATTATTTAAAACAGCTTGTTGTTCTCTTTGTGCATTAGCTTCAGCAACTTGTGCTTCAATACTTCTTTGTTGACTTACACTTTGTTGTATAGCTTGAGCATTACTTTGAGCTAAAGGTATAGCACTTTGTATAATAGCATTAAACAAATTATCTCTACCAACACTAGATGCACTTAAACCTCTTTGAGCTAACATAGATTCTACACCAGCAACAGCAGGTTGAGCCCATGCAGGTATTTCTCCTTCTTCAATACCATTTAATAAACTGTCTAACTGATTAGATACTAAAGCTTCTTCTGGTAATCCAGCTATTAATCCTCTTTCTTGCTCTGTAAATTGTGTGAGCCTATCTTCTAAAGCTTCAGGATTACTACCTAATTCAGCAATAGCATCTTCTTGTAATCCTGCATTTCTTAATTGTTTTTTAGCTCTAGTAACTCTAGCTAAATCTGTACCAGCATTTTTAGCTGCAGTAGCTTTAGCTTCAGGACTAAGTACTCCAGTTACTCTAGATGCTAAAGCACCTGCTGGTATATTAATAGGAGCACCTTCAATAGGTTTAACTTTTTCTACACCGGCTGCTTCAGCTATTCTAGATACATCACCTTCTGCTGCTTGAACTTGAGCATCAGTTGGAACTATATCTAATTCATCTCTAGTTATCTGAGCAGCTTGTCTTTCAGCAGGAGTTTGTGCAGTTCTTACTCTTCCAGTTGTTACTTGTTCATCTCCTACAGAAGTTACTGGTTGTTGTCCAACAGTAGTAGGAGCATCCATAGTTGTTCGTGCTTGGTCTCTTACTATAAGCTCTCCTGTTTCAGGATTTATACCACCCACTTCTCTTGCTGTAGGAATTACTGCTGTTTCTGGTAACATGCCTTGAGCAGAACCTTCTATCATACTGGCAGTTCTTTGAATTCTATCTGTCCTATCTTGAGATGCAG